CCACGGTGATGTCCTTCTTCAGGCGCCGATCGGATGAACCGACGTAGTTGCCCAGAGCACCACCGGCCGCGGCCCCTGCCGGCCCACCGAAGAAGCCACCGGCCACCGTGCCGATGGCACCGACGACCTGACCCGTGGCTGCGTTCTTGTTCTGCTGCTGCTGGTACGCGGCGTTATATTGGTTCTGCGCGGCGCTCGTGAGGTCTGGCGTCTGGCCCTGGCCATTCATGTTGAAGCCACCAAAGTTGGGCATCTGCACACCCTGGCCTTGCAGCAGCGCATTGATCTCGTTGAGACCGAAGCCGCGCTGCATCATCCCTTCGTTGACCTGCTGCTGTCGAAGCTGGTTCTGGAAGTTGGCGTAGCTGTTGGCCTGGTTCCAATTCTGGTTGTTGGCGTTGAGGTTCTGACCGAAGGCCTGCTGCTCTTGCCCGAGCTGCATCTGCTGCATGCGTTGCGCTTCGCTTGCGCCGGCTTGCTGCGCGGTCCATTGCGCCTGGTTGTAGGCATCCGATCGTGTGCGGCCCATGTCCTGCATGGCTTGCGAGTAGGCCTCCGAGTTGCGCCCGATGCCCTGGTTGGCGAGCTGCGTCTCCAGACTGCGCTGCCGCTGGTCCCACTGCGGGTCGAGCCTCGAGGTTGCTTGCGAATAGGCAGCATCCGCTGCCTGGCCACTCATCTTGCTGGGGTCGAACGCCGCGCCGGTGGTGGTCGACGTGTTCATCGGGTTCGCGCCCTGCTGCCAGTCGGTGAACTGCGAGAAGTCCATCGGCGTGCCGAGCGTGTTGGCGACGTTGCCCCACATGCTTTGCGCCAGGCCTGAGCGATCGGCCTGCAGTTGCTGCTGCGAGTCGAGTGCCTGCTGCATCTGCGGGTCCAGCGTGGTGTTCTGCTCCCAGCTCGTGACCGGCTTGCCGGTTGCCGGGTCGATGCTCTGCTTGGACTGGCACGAGACCGATCCCCAGGGATTCGTCTGGTCGGGCCGGTTGGCCCAGTTCTGCTGCGCGAGCTGGTCCTGCTGCTGGCTGGCTTGCTGGTTGGCGAGCGCGGTGTAGTCGGGAGGCTTGGGACCTGACTTCTTGCCCATGGGGTGCTCCTAGTGCAGGTTGCTCTTGATCCAACGGCAGTCCGCTCGCTGCATCTCGAGCACGATCAGGTCGCCATCGGTGCCACCGGTGCGAATGCGCGCAGCCTCGTGGAAGCCGAGCCGGGTGTCGAAGCGCAGCGCTGCCTTGTTGGTCGAGTCGACCAGGGCCATCACCACCTCGCAGTGGCACACCTCGAATGGAAACTCGAAGGTCTCGCGCACCATCTTGCGTGTCACGGCTTCGGGTCGCTTGATCACCGAGTGCATGCAGCAGGTGCGGCCGATGAAGGCGTTGTAGGCCACTGCCACAACGACGTGCTGTTGCTCGGCCATTTGGTTGACGTACTTGTCGGGCACGTACAGCACACCGCGGAAGTCGTCGCTCCAGTGCAGGCCCAGCTCATGCTCGAAGTAGCTGTGCACCATGTGGCCATCGCGATACTGCATCACAGCGGACCTCCCGGCATCATCATGTAAGCGATCGAGGCCAACACGCAGCGCGTCTGCGAGCTGACAAAGAGCGATGGCGCAAGCGCATAGCCCAGGCCTTCGACACCGCGCCACTCGCTGCTGGTCTTGAAGTCCGGTGCCCAATGGCTCTTGTCCCAGGTAGCCTGGTTCCACAGTGCACCCACCACGTCCTGGTCGATCGGCGTGAGCTGGTCGGTATTGATCTCGAAGTCGACGTTCATCGACACCGTGTAGGAGACCGGGCCCGCAGCGAGAAAGGTTGGCCGGATCATCAAGGCCTGCTTGATCACGTCGGGCGAGCCGAAGTAGTCGAAGGCCGGGATCACGCGGCCACGGATGTGCAGTGCACCTGAGCCGTCGAGTTGCTTGGAGTCGGTGTAGCCGTCGAGCACGCGCAGCACACGTCCGGTCGGGGTGGCCGAGTAGACCTCGTTCAAGCGCGTGCCGAAGGTGCTGCCAGGCATGTCGAGCAGGCGCGACCAGGCCGAGGTGTGGAGCTGGAAGACGTAGTGCACGTCCTCATCGATCGTGGTGCGCGGGCGCGTGATGAGCAGCAGGCTCTTCGATGGGATCGCGCGGATCTCCCAGCCGTCGCTGTAGAGCTTGGTCTGGAAGTCCTGCGACAGCGTCTGCTGCAGCAAGCGCAACTGGCGCAACTGCTCGGCGTTGCTGGTGAGGATGTTCTCGAGGCCACCGTTGACGATCGCCCCCAGCGAGATCAGCCCGAAGGAGGTGAGCGCATACGGCGCGCCCCCTGCCACGGTGATGCTGCGCCGGCCGATCGGTGGTTGGCCGATGAACCAGATGCCCACGCAGCGGAATGCCGTCGCGCTGGTCGGGTCGTCCCCCTCGTAGATGGCCAGGTCGCCAGCGCTGCCCATCACCATCAGCCGGTCATCGGTGCCCTCGCCAGAGTCCTGCGTCCAGTTGACCATCATCAGCGGCATGCCGCCGTGCTTGAGCATGGGCCCGAAGTCGAACTTCGTTACGGTGCCACCCACCTGCCCCACCGGGAACATCCAGCACAAGCTGTTCGCGCGGGTGAGGAACATCAGCCGCTTCTTGTAGCTGGTCACGTACACGAACTTGGTCGGGTCGGCGCCATTGATCGTGCCGGGGCCCTGGCCACCAGTGCTCGAGTACTTGGTCCACGCCAAGCCGTCGTAGATGAACGCGCCATCGGTCTCGCTGCACGCGATCAGGTAGTTGCCACCCTCGGTCACGAACTGCACGAACGAGAACACGCCGGCATTGGGCACGGTCGACAGCGCCAACATCGGCGCCTCGCCGGTCATGTCGGCACCACCTTCGATCAGGTAGATCCCCTTGTCAGTCGAGGCGAACAATTCCGACACAGACAGCGGCGAAACCAGCGAGGTCTCGGGCGAGGACTCGAAGCTCATGATGGTGCGGATCGGATCGATCCCACCTCCGACCTTGGTGGCGTACTCATACCAGCCCTCGCGCATGGCCAGGCCGGCTTCGCTCGAGATGAAGTTGTCCAGCACCACCGCGTTGTTCGGCGGCATCAGCGCGCGCGGGTTGACAGTGTCGATGCCACCCACCGGTGGTGGCTTGGTCTGGGTCACGTGCGTCTTGCCCCTCGGCTTGCGCATCGGTGGCTTGAGGGTGGTGGGGCGCATGGCTTACACCCAGCGTGCGGTGGTATCGAGCGCCTGCGGCCAGGTCGCGCCAGTCTTCGGCCCGTAGACGATGCCGGTGCTGAGATCGATCCAGAAGTCGCCCTCGTTGCCGTCTGCCGGCGTGGGTGGCCGATTGCTGGTGAGGAAGACCGTGCCTGGGGGGCCGGCAGGGCCAGCGGGGCCGGTGGAACCGGCAGGACCGGTGCTGCCCATGGTGCCGGTGTCGCCCTTGATACCTTGCGGGCCTTCGGGCCCGGCGATGTACATCGCATGGCCATCGAGCAAGCCGTCGTCATCCTCATCGCCCACCGTGAGGCGTTCACTCTGCAGGTCGGCATTGATGGCCAGCTCGAGCGCCAGGTCGTAGGCGTTGGTGGCCTGGTTGATGTCGAAGCCCTTCTCAGCCAGCCAGCGCAGCTTGAGCGCAGCCGTCACCAGCTCCGCGTCGAGCAGGCACATGTCGTCGTCCAGCTCCATCCAGTCCTTGGTCTGCCCTGCGGTGCCGCTGCCCTTGACCCAGCCACGCGACGTGTAGTCGATCAGCAAGGTCTGTGCATCGGACGGCGAGCCGTGCAGCTCGAACTGGTTGCCGCGCACACGGTAGATGATCGCGACCCACTGCGGGCCCAAGGAGCGCGCCTTGAGCATGGCCCACTGCGAATCCGTTGCGCTGCCCAGCGGCGACACCTGCGTGCCGTTCCAGCTCGTGTCATCGATGAATGAATCCCAGTCATCTGGCAGGTCGTACTTGGTCTGGCCTGGCACCGTGGTGAGTGACCAGGTCATCGTCAGCGCTTGCCAGCGGTGTTCGCGCTGTGGCTTCACCAGCGAGCGTCCCTCGCTCGTGAGCAGGCCCCACATCTGTTGCGCCACGCGGTTGGTGGCATCGCTTGCAATCGCCCTGGGCACGGGCAGGCCGAGCTGCGTGCTCACTGCCTGCACGATCTGGACACCGCTTTGCAGACGATTGAAGCGCGCCATATCACGCCGCTACCTTGTCAGCGACCAACTTCTCGTTGCGCTCCATCAGGTCGCGCATAGCCTTCTCGAGGCTCTCGATGCGGTTGACCTGGTCCTCGATCAACTTGGCCTGCTTGGCAGCTTCCGCGGCCGATGCGGTCTTGCCTAGCCAAGTCTGCGCGTGGCGCGACAGGCTGATGAGTCCATGCATCTTGAGCTTGGCTGCGTCGCTCACGCCGGCGAGCTGCTCGACGGTGCGGATGTTCATGTGGTGCAACTCGGCTACCTGCGCGCGCGACAGCAGAGGCCACTCCGACAGCGGGGTGCCTTCGCTCTGGCTGTTCTCATCGTGCCCCTGCCTGAAGCGCGCGTACTGCTTGGCGAAGCGTTGCCGATAGCGCTCGGACGCGGGCTGGTCGAGGACGTTGGTGTTGTAGCCTGGCGTGAAGATCTTGCAGTACTCCACGTCGCGGAAGATCGGGCGGCCCTGCTCGATCGTC